AGCCTCTACGTCCACATGGAAAGTATCCGTATCGACGGTTAAATTTGATGTGGCATACACATTACCCACAACGTGTAACTCGGCGTCTGGCGAGGTTGTTTTAATACCCACGTTCGATTCTGTCCATACACCACCATAAATGTGTACATCCAAATCTTCTGAACTTATGGGTGTTATAGTGTTACTTGAAGCACTACTTTCTGTGTAAGCTATTACAAATTCATCACTTACTTCTCTGTATCCCACAACTATATTCGATTCTGGACGAGTCATGATGAGACCGAGGTCTAGAGATGTATCGTTGACTATATTGTTTTGCCCAATTTCGATGAGTGGATCCTTAACTATGAGATTATCCGTCTTGATTAAGGTAGTTCCACCGTTTACGGTTAAATTTCCAGTGACAGACACATTTCCGGTTACAACCAGAACATTAGCTCCAATGTCATCAACATATAAGTTCGAACCTATACTCAACGTATGTGATGCTAAAGAGTTGGCTATACCAACATTTCCAGTAGTAACAAATGCAGTTGTGTTGTTGTAAAAAATCATGGCATTACTCGTTACATTACCACGAAGTGTTGCACCTTGAAGGGTTGTCTCGATAATATCGGTCGCCGCTTCACCAGATTCGGTAATCTCTTTCGTAGCTTTATTGTACATCAAAAGTACAATCTGTGGTTCATTGTAATCAGGTCTCAAACGAATTGGGCTCAGATACACCGCGTTGGCTGTGTTCGCAGTGAGCTCCTCATTCGATGCGTTGAAAACAATGGTGTTTTCTGCCTGGTCATCGGTTGTGTTTTTTCCGAACCGCACCTTGGTAGACCGCTCGATCGTCGGTAAGTTCTTGACCATTTAATATAGATTGGTATTTTAATTCGCATAGAGTAAACCTGCCATGCCATTGTCTATACGTAATATGTTATAGTTTACTGCGTATATAGGGTCATTGATATTCATAGACTCACTCATAATCTTAGCTGAAGAGAGTCGACTAAAATTGAGTGTGCCTGTAGGTTGAAGAGAACTCGTCGAGAGGCAGAAACAGTAGAGAAAGAAATCTGGGGAAGTCACGAAGTTTGTGTGATAGTAGCTCATAACATCTATAAAGTGAGGTTTTCCCCACTTATAGTTGCTTACATCAAGACCATTGATGTTCAGCTTTACTTTATTAGTAGGAGACGTAAGAGCACCGTTTGTTGTCGTATCGGATGACGCTAAATACTTAACAGGATGATTAAACGTCAAATCTTGAACGAGAGAATTTGATGGAACATTTTTTTGAACTTGTGTTATGAGGAGGTCATGTTTGCGCGTAGCAACTTGACCACGCTCTTCATTGTCTAAATAATAGTAATTCGCATGACACTCTACATTGTAATTAGCAGCTGCAGAGCCCCAATAAATGCGTAATTCTACATTATGATAGTTTAGTGCCACCAAAGGTAAAGCACACTGTGGACCCTCACAAAAAAAGAACCGAAGGGGATAAAAGTAAGACCGAGCGCTCACACCTGGGTGAGTTCCGTTCGCACTCCGTGAGACATTCTGAGCAAAGGTATCTATTGCTATTTTTTCTGTAAAAATCGCATCTTGAGAGTCAATAACGGAACCTCCAATAAGAAGCTCAACTTTATCGATAATAGAACTCCAACTCGATGTATCGAGTGCCTGATTGGTATCATCGATAGTGAAATAGACATAACCGAGAAGGTCTCCGGACCTTTCGAATTGAACACTAGACATAGAATTGTTTTTCACCGCTCCGTGGATAGTTTGTTTTTCAACGGATTGTGAAAAATTAGCATGGCGCTTGAAGGTTGAACTGAAGAACGAGATTTCGGGATTGCCCATGATAAACTTATCCTGAGCACCGATTGCGATCAACTGAACAACACCGGCGGACATGGTAATACTAATTTAAGGGGAGAAAAATTACAGGTTTGGTTTTCTACACACGAATCGAAGAACTAAAAAGTTTTTATCACTAGCACCCGCACGTTCTATCGTATCACCATCTTCGTTACGAATAGTCACAGTAAAACGGTCAATACGACGAATTGGATCAACGTATTGTGTTGCGACGTTGTAATTGTCTTTAAAGGTCACGGTGGCATCCTCATCCTTTACGAGACTCGCAAAAGAATTACGAAGTACACTCAGAGAAGGTTGTCCCTCGTAGACGTTGGAAGCTCTGTCAGAGAAGATGGTGTCCAACTCCTTGATAGAAACGTAACAGTGCTTTGTGTCCGAAGTTGTGTTGATACGAGCAGCGAGAAGTCTAGCCTGAACTACATTTTTTAGAGGCTGACTAAGATGACAAGTGAAAGTATTCGCACTATCTTGACCTATAGTATCTAATGTAATGGTGTGATACTCATAGTTCAGGTCTGGAATATCTGTTGGCGACGTGATGAGAGCCATTTATATATAGCTTAGATTAAAGATCCACCGATTCCATCCGCAATTTCGTAGCCGGCGTGCTCACCGACAAGCTCTTGGGCACCACAGAGACCACCTGGGGTAAGACCAACCGAGTAGGGGCTGTCCTTCTTACCCGAACCGGCGGTGCACTCGAGATCACTCTTCAGATCGAAGAGAGACTTCTCACTGATGGCCTTTATGGTAATTGGCCTGGGCTGGTAGTTAATGGTCCTCGCATTCATTACACCCAGAACGACGATGGCAATCATTAACACAGCGATGGCCATGAGGGCGTTACGATCGCTACGATTGAGTTTGAACATTTATAATAGACATATATTTTTTTAAAGTGCGTTAAAGACATTTTCTTAGTTTCTAGACAGAGAGTAGATGGACGAAGAAATCGTACTCGACAGAGGTCACACGACCGTTATGAAATTGGATGCTGATGAACAGGCGCTCATGGATGAGATTGAGATTTCTGTTCCACGCCCAAAACCTGTGCCTAGACCCCAGAGACCCATGCAGCGACCTGCGTCCTCTATGCCTCACCAAGAGGCTATGGACGCTTTCGTGAACCCCAATAAGCAGTCTGCCCCAGCACAGTCTCGTGAGGATGAGGAAATTGACTACGGTGAGGACCTTTACGATGATGATGAACCCATGGATCAGGGTCCTGGTCCAAGTGAACAGGCGGAACAACCCTCTAAGGGGTACACCTCCATAGACGAGGAGAAGGCGGACCTGATTAACAAACTCGGACGCCTGGAAAAGAAGGGGTTCGCAGTTAACAAGAGACTGAATGCGTATTCCAATATAGAAGAACTCAGGTCAGAGGTGAAACGTATCACCTACAGCATAGATGTGGAACAGTCCATTCGCTTTTCGAGGCGTATGCTTATTGCCTGTGTAACTGGTCTCGAATTCCTCAATAAGAGGTATAACCCCTTTGAGATTCAGCTCGATGGTTGGTCTGAGAGTGTGATGGAAAACGTCGACGACTACGATGGTGTATTTGAAGAGCTCTACGTGAAGTATCGCTCGAAGGTCAGCGTCGCACCAGAGGTCAAGCTGATCATGATGCTCGGTGGCTCAGCGATGATGTTCCACCTCACCAACTCCATGTTTAAGTCGGTAATGCCCAATATGAACGATGTCATCAAGCAGAACCCCGACCTCGTGAAGAATATGATGGCGGCGGTTCAGAATACCACACGCGCTCCTGGAGGATCCGCAGCTGACGCCCCCGTGGGTGGTACTAACGGTCAGTATGAAATGCAAGGACCTGGGGTAGACATCTCCAGTTTGATGGGTGGAATTATGATGCCTCCTCCACCCCCTATGAATACTTCCCTCGGTCAGGGTTCTCCTCCAGACGACGAGGATGATGACCTCTCTGACATCATCTCCATCTCAGGTGACTCCACAGGTGGGGAAGTCAAGGAAGTCAATGTGGGTGCCTCAAAACCCAAGAGGACTCGACGAAAAAAGAAGACTGAAATTAATCTCTAATATTATATAAATGATAGCGTATTGTCCGCTGGAGGATTTAGAACCTCCCGTTCGACAGCAGGAAGTTGTCGCCGCGGAGCCAAAGACCGAGGAGGTGGCAAAGGCACCACCCGTCGGTCGTGAAGAAACTGAATTGAATTACGTCATCATGGCTTTTATTATCGGCGTGGTGATGCTTGCCGTCTCTGATTCCATCAGGGCGTAAATGTTGAATCTACCGCGGGGTACTCCCTCGTAGTAAATTTAGTATTGATATTCGAAACCAGTACCACCCATGTTCTGCTGACCTGCTGTTCCGTTATCTAGATCGGTAGCTATATTGTTTATATTTTTTGAAATTTTAGCGAGTCCACCATCACATGCGGTTGTCACTTCGACTGAAATATCGTAATTATAGTTTCGTTCTGAATCTTTTATAGCCGGTCGAATATCTATACTTCGCGTACCCGCAGTTACAGTTGGACTCCAAGGATAAGGGTTTGTAGCTCCAAAGAGGTTCTTGGTGCCGATGGCAATGTCGTACATTGATGCCGTGCTTCCATCATGTGTACCCCCCGAAAGTTCAAGAACCATTGTGCTTGTATTGCGCACATCCGATGTTTCTCTCAAAACCGCCACAACCCTAGCGTAGAATGTTCCTGGTTTAAATGTCAATTGGATATCCTGACCATTACCAAAATTAATTGAAAATGTATTCGAGTATCTCTTTGTAGCAACCTGATCAGAGTTTGTGATGACACCACCATTGACATGAAGCGCTGTATTCGCTGTCGAACCTTCCAGACCAATACCGACCTGATTACCTAAATCTAGGGCACCATCGACTGCGAAATCTCCTATGACTTCTACATTACTGTTGAGGAAGGTTGTATTTCTTGATCCGGTTATCAGGGGGTTTATATGCACATTACCCGTTGTATCCGCATATATGTTTGCCGTTCCACCGGTGGTCTTAAACTCCACTGTCGCATTACTCGAGGAGTGTTCCACACGCAACTTTCCATCATAAACGTGTAACTTTTCTCCGGGTGCATTTGTTCCCACACCCACATTACTCGATTGAATCACGTGAATACAGTTTGTGAAGGTGCTATTGTTCGCCACGCCCACAATGAGACCTGTCGTTCCGTTATCAGCGTTACTGAAACCCCTCAGGTATCCACCTTCGCCATCCCCCGTATAGATGAGCATGCCAGTCTCTTTAGCCGTTCCGGGGCTCTCGAGTTTGAGTAAATCCATGTCGGTCGTTTCAGCAGAATAGATGTGTACATTTGCATTAGGTGTGGACGTACCCAAACCTATGTACCCTTCCTCACTAAAACGAGCAAATTCATCGTCACCACCTGCACCATCGTCATGTGTAAATAATAGTGGACGACGTGTACCACCGTTTAGAACATTTCGAACAATATTCTGTGAAGAACCCCCCGTCGTTGTTAAAAACTGAAAGCCAGTTAATTTAAATGTACCTGTACCTGCGAACTCGATATCACCCTTAACTATGAGTTTAGTATTTGTTCGCGCAGCGGCTGCGGCGGCGTCTATGCGACTTCCACCTATTACGACTGTTCCTAAATCTGTAATACAAAGGGGTACGTCACCCGTTCCTTCACCGATAGTGTCAATTGTGTCTTCAAACGTTTCCCCATCTATATCAATAGTTTGAAATACGTGTTCACCCGCAATGTGTCTAATTCTAGATGGACCGGCGGAGTTTGCTGCGGAAGCTGTTTTATTACCCTTGAATAACACGAGCTCATTTTTATCAAAACTAGTCGAATAACTTCTCTCTACGAACATAGTGTTTCCAAATTCATCACCGGTGAGACCAGCAAATTCAAGGCGGTTTCCTATCACAACGTTACCAGAAACTTCTAGTTTACCACGAGGTACATCTGTACCTACACCCATGTTACGGGTTGTACCACTTATGAATATCGCCGTCGCACTAGATTCGGAAACCTTCTCGTAGTCCTCTGTGATTCTAAAATCACTGGAAACACCCGACACACCCACAGACCATCCAGTGAAGGCTGATTCATTATCACTTTGGATATACGACGTGAAGGCATTACCATTTGATGTATCAGTCTGCATTGCTACGATAGCATCCCCGGCACCAACACCATGATTGTGAACTAAAATACCATTACCTTCCCCTACATTACCTATTGGATTTCCTACACCTGTGGCATATACTTCTAAATGCGCACTTGGCTGTGTAGTTCCTATACCAACACGAGCATCTGCACGTAGGGTGAGTACCTCTGTTTCATCTGTATACCGATCATCCGATAAGTATATATCGAGTTTAGATTTGGATTTACCATCGGTGTTATCATACTTACCCATTTTAAACACCGCCCTTACACCATCGCGACTAGCATTACCTTCCCGGGACAATTGCAGGACATCCGCTACATCAATAGTACCTCCGACAATTTCCACTGTATTGGAAACAAGGAGGGGTATGACTTGGTTGTTAAAATCATTATCATATGTAATTGGATCATTAATGTATACAGCCCCACCCGAAGTGTGAAGGCGACCTTGGGGTGTGGCTGTGCCCACACCCACATTACTACTTTCCAATATAGTCACTTTAGGGTTTCCCATCGTAGATGTTTGACTCGCATAGAAGTTGAGACCTTTACCCGCCGCCACGATGTTTTCGATTCTATTCTGTCCCGTCGACGGCTGAGAGTACATACGCATACCCTTCGAACCCCAAGTGTTTCCATAAACTACGGCGTTGCTTCCTACGACGTGCACGTTTCCAGCCACCGTAAGAGCTTCTGATGGATTTGTATTGGCTATACCCATGTAACCAGTTGATGCGATGCGCACTCTCTCAGTATTCTTGGTTTTGAACCTAATATTTTGGTGTGTATTGGAAGTGCTCGCACCATACACCTCGATGGAACTCACGTTGGACGCTGTTGGACCGGATTTAAGTGAAAGTGCGTTTGAAGTACTATCACCACCGTATCTGTCTGCGTGAACAACTATGTTCGAGTGAGTATAAATCATTCCGGTGAGAAGATTTGTTGTTGCTGTGTTTCCTAAAATTGTGAGTGTATTCGCAGTTGTGAGATTTGCAAAAATTTTGGCACCCACAGAAAGGGTGTCTGTGGGAGAAGTATTTGATATACCTGATTGTGAGACACCAGTTGTTCGTATAGAGTGTGACTGAATGTTACTATCTACAGTAAACTTGTTATCAATATTGTCATTTATAGTTACTGTACTACCCAATTGAGCACCACCTGAACCTAAACGAAGTCTTTCGATATACACATTACCTCTCGAAAACATAACATTTGAACCGGTATCATCGAAATATACATTTGAACCAATAGAGAGAGTGTATCCCGTCGTTATATTGGCAACACCAACGTTTCCACTTGTATAAAACTGACCATATACATGAAGGTTCACAGTATTTGCCTCGTCAACAATAATTTTTGTATCAGGTGGAGCTGCGAACGTTCTTCCAAACAAGAATTCGTTGTTAGAAAATTGATATCCCATCACGAGATTAGCTTCTGAACCATCTTTTTCTTCAGTCATGATGATAGCATTATCGAAGCTACCACCGCTATTCGTGTTTGCCATTTGAATAAACGCATCTTCGACTACGAGGTTTACAGTGGTTTGATATTGTGCAATCTCCGTCACAAATGCGTTTCCATTAACTTGAAGATTTCCATTTATAGTCAATAAATCACCGCTGATGACAACATTTCCACCTTGGAAGACTGCAATGTTTGACCCAACTCTATTATCGTTACCGACAAGTAGATAATCTCGGACAGTTACGTTCGTCGCATGTGTATTCCCGACAACCTTTAAAACATTAGAGCCTACTCTATCGACTTTGAATGCATCACCGACCCCTATAATGTTTGAAACCAAAACGTTAGTGGCTGAGACGTTGCCCTTTAGAGTCAAAAGATGCTGAGATGCCCTATTCATGACGACATCCGAGTTTGTTCCAAGCTGAAATTCATTTGTAGCATTAGGGGCATCAATTGCTATCTTATCGTTTGCGTAGATACGCTCGGAGCGAATACCCTTTGTAACATCCAAAACAATATTCGGGGCACTGTTATCCATCATGATGGCGGTGCCCATCGAAAAGTTTTTAGTGGGATTTGTATTAGCAATTGAAAACTTGTCTGCTGTAACAACATCCGCCTCAATCTCACTCGTAATAATACTTCTTATAGTCGAGAGTACATCTTGCTCTACTGGGTCTGCGTCTAGACTTGTCACGTAGACCTGATCGAAACGAGCTGTTCTACCCATCTATACTCTAATTGCCGAATAAAATTCCGGCAAGTCCATCCTTTATTCTGAGCACGTTATAGTTTACGGCATATATAAATAGTTCCTGACTCTCCGGTCTGTTACTACCCTTCTCTACACCTCTCAAAACTAGTTTGGCATTGTCGAGACGACTGAAATTACAGGTTCCTGATGGATTATAGTCTGAAGCGTTCAAGCAAAAGTGGTACGCAAAGTACCTCGTGTTGAAGAGTACATGGGTCTCATGAACAAAGTCGGATGCACCATAGTGAGATTTGTAATAATTTTGTACTGTGTGAAAGTAAATGGGGCTCATCTTTTCAAGAACCGGTACACCATTGATTTGGAGATCAGCTTCTAAAAATGTGAAACGATCGTTTGCGAAGTCATCTGATAAAGCACCAAACCCAAAGAAGATGGACTTTACGGGATGGTTAAAAGATGATATATCGAATGTGTTATTACCGCCACCTTGAGAGTTATCCGATACGGTCGTGAGTGGAAGCTCTATCCTCTGTGTCTGTGTGACGACAAAATCCAGTGTTCGTTTCACGAGTGATTCTCGTTCCTCTTTATCTAAATATACATAGTTGCCATAGACATTGATTCGCTTCTGCTCTGCTGTTAGATTCAATACCGAATTGTTATAGTACGTATCATCAAACGTTACTCGTATCTCGACTTGATGATTTTGGAGAGCGACGAGGGGTAAGAACGCCTTGTGGTCACAAAAGAAAAAGTGAAGAGGGAGGAACGCTGGATTAGATCTAGATACCCTGTTAGTTAATTCTTGTGTTTTTGTCCACGTGTCAGCCATGTAGTTGGGCCAAATATCGGCGTAGTAGTCAAAATGTTGTGAGTCCACTTTTTGACCTCCGATGTATAAATCGATCGTCGAATTATAAAAAAGATTTGCAGACATATCAACAGCGTTTACTCCAACTTTTTCAAACCAAACACCATTGATGACATCACCCAGTACCGGAATCACGATAGAATTGTCCTTATCAGTGATGGATTTTATCAATTTTGGAGCTTGTGAGAAGTTCGTGTGCCTCGTAAACTTCATACGGAAGAAAGAATGTCCCTCTTCGCTCGTGAGGTATACATCTTGGACTCCCTTAGAAACGAGTTGTATTAATGCACCAGACATTTAATAATTGGTTAGATTATAAAAACAAACACTTTCCCTGAGGGAAGTCACTCTTGTTCTCTTCGGTGTGTTTACCATGAATCTTAAATCCACCTTGGCGATACACCTTCATTCTCTTGTAATACATGGCAGTGAAGATCGACCAGGGGTCGTGGATATCATAGATGTGAGGATTGTTCTTTTTACCTTTCGTCTCTCTCATGATACGACCAATACTTTGTGTGATGTCTGACTTTGGTGAAGCCAAAATAACCGTATCTAGAGTTGGAATGTCTAGACCTTCGTGGGCTTGACTGAACGTGGCGAAGATGATTTTCTTCTTTGAAGACTCTTGAAGTTGAGCCTCCTTCATACCACCCATGTAGAGACCTGATGTTTTGGGAAAACACTGATGAAGAAATTCGCAGTGATGTCTTCGGTCACTGAGAACAAGAAGCTGCCTCGTACCCGCTGAAGCTTTCTTGACGAGTTCGACGAGCATTTTATTTCTTCCCCTGTCCTCCACAACCTCGGTTATCATATTTGGCATTGATATCTTTCCATTTCTCATAGAGGGGGGTGGATTCTTGTAGTTGGGTGAATCATATATAACTGGAAACACCTCAACCTGCTCTTGATTCTTACGTTCAACTGCAAAGAATGTGGGTCCCATAAACCAATGTAACACCTTTGTGAGACCATCCTTCCTCTCCGGAGTAGCGGAGAGTCCAAAGATGTGTCGAGGACAAAGTTTGAAGAGACTTTGGCTGAACACCTTTGCACATATATGATGCGCCTCATCAACTATGACTGTCCCAATACTCTCAAAATCAGCAAAGTTGTATTCTTTTAGAGAGAGGGACTGAAGCATTGCGATGATAAAATCACACTCCACCTCTTTCTTGTCCTGTTGTACGATGCCTATGGTGGCACCTGGACAAAATTGTTGTATACGCTCACGCCATTGATCCGCTAAGAACTGTTTATGAACAATGATCATGGTGCGATAGCCCAACTTTGAAGCTATCGCCAGGGATACGGTGGTCTTTCCATACCCGCATGGAAGAGAAAGAACTCCATGACCCGCTTTGAGAGCTGCCGCAAAGGCTTCATTTTGGTGGGTGGCATCTCGGAGCTGTCCAACGAATCTGTTTTTTGTCTTGGTGGGTTCTGGACGACGGTCCTGTGTAGGCTCCCCAAGTTTAGAAGTTCCGTAGAATCTTGGAACGCAGATTCCTGTCTTAGTTGATTTAAAAACTTTAAAAGGCGGTGGAGGAAATCCGAAGTCGCCATTGACGATAGGTCTTACGGTAAGTTCTTTTTTAATTTCCTGAATTGGCCCCGTATCCACGAGATATCCGGTCCGTGTGAGCATACTTATTTAAAGAGTGTAAACTTTAAATGAGTACAAGATGCCCACTGTCGACGTCGATGAAAATATTAAACAGATCCGTATGAACATCGAGAAACTCACTCAAGAAGTATTCCGCCTTCAGGGTATGCTCCAGACCTTTGAGGGTTTCAAGAAGGGTGGTCTCAAGACTATTGACCTTCCCAATGATCCCACTCAAGAGGTTGAGGAGCTCGAGAGTATCCAAGAGAAGCCCGAATAATTTCCAACATTCCAAACCCCTTTGAAGTCCACTTCAATTTCTACTTCATCCCCTCTCACGAGGGACTGCACGGGGCGTCCCTTGACTTCACACATTACCCTACGGTACCGAAACGGAACTTTGACGGTGAGAACCCTACCATCTAGGGGATTGTCGACATTTTGATTCACGAGAAGGTGGGACCTTTGTGTATGCATTCGTTCTATGATTTCCGAAACTTTTGTGGGAATCACAAAACGAATATACTTTTTACTATTGAACTCATACATGGGTTCGTGTACTGTAGC